ACGGCCACATTACACCAAACAACCAGCTTGGCGGCCAGCCCGTTAACGTCACTTACAACATACAGTCGTGGGACAGCCGCGACACTATGGCCACGTTACAAAAAAGCGCGCCGCAAATTGTCGGCATTATTCAAGAAGCATTTAACAAGCGCGGCCAACGAGGGTTTGCATAATGAGCGGAGCTTTTCCAACAACCGTGGCCCTGGCCGATATGACCATCACCAGCCTGGAACCCACGCAAGTATCGGTGACGCACAGTTTAAAGCGCCAGGTGCGCCGCCGTGGTGGCCAGCGTTGGGGTTTGCGTGGCAGTTATGCGCCGTTAACCAGGGCACAAGCCGCCGAGTTATTCGCCTTTTCAGTAAAGCAGCGCGGCCAGTTTGAAACCTTTACGATTGTACCGCCAACGGTATCAACGCCAATGGGCGTGGCAACAGGGACGCCGTTAATAAATGGCGCACACGTTGCCGGCGACACAACCATAGCCACCGACGGGTGGACCAACTCAACCGCAGACATTTTAAAAGCGGGCGATTACATTAAATTCGCAGGGCATGACAAGGTATATATGGTTACGGCTGATGCGATAAGCAGTTCAAGCGGCGGTGCCGTGACAGTTTCAATTCACCCGGCACTTATGAGCGCCTTAGCAAACAACGAGGGCATAACCGTTTCAAACGTGCCGTTTACCGTGGCATTTGCCAGCGATCAGCAGGACGTTAGCGAGGCCGCCAGCGGCACGTTTGGGTTTTCCATTAGCTTGGTTGAGGTAGCGTAATGCGTACCACTAGCAGTGCCGTACAGGCCGAAATAAGCGCCGCAGCAAACACACCCGTACATTTGGTGGAGGTTACTTTGGGCGCGACCGTTTACCGCATGACCGACGCCTATATTCCATTAACCTGGGGCGGTAACGAGTACAGCCAGGCCGGGCATTTTCTAGGTTTTTCAGACATTGAAGAAAGCGCCACGGTGCAAGTTAACAAATTAACCGTGTCATTGAGCGCAATCGACACCACCTATGTTGGGTTATTGCTTAGTCAGGATTACCTAGACCGGCCAATTAAGATTTACAAAGGCTTTTTAGATGCTGCCGGGGCGCTAATTGTGGACCCGTTGTTAGTGTTTGAGGGTCGCATTGATTCGCCAATTATTCAAGAAGACCCGGACGCCGGAACAGCCACAATTGCCGTTAGTGCGTCAAATTCGTGGGTTGATTTTGAGCGACGCATAGGACGCTTTACAAATCACGAAGGGCAACAGGTCCATTTCCCAGGCGATATGGGTTTGGAGTTTGCTAGCGAGATTGTTAAAGACGTGGTGTGGGGTAAAGCGGGGTGATTGATGAGCAAGCGTTATATAAATTCGTTGAGGACCGCCGCCGCCAGGGCTTTGCGTGGGGCCGCAATGATTGCAATATTTTATGCCTTGCTTGGCTCGATCTTATTACAGGCAGCAAGACAGTGGATTTGCTCAAAGGTAAATATAAAACCGCGATAGGCGCTGCCAAGTATCAAAAGAAATTCGGCCAACGATTAATCGAGGGCATTAAAGAACATGGCGGCGTTGAGATAGAACCAGGGTTTCAGCAGGAGGGTGATTTTATCATTGTCCACGGTGACAAATGGGATTGTGGCCATATTTGCCTGGGCCGTTATGTTTTAAGCGCAGGACCGGACACCGGTTGCACAATTTACAAATTAGACACGTTTTCTGGTTACACAGTTTTGAGGGTTGATTCATGCCAGCAGTTGTAGGATATCTCGCAGGACAGGCCGCCATAGGGTTAACTTTTGGTATGGGCCTCACAGCCACGCAAACGGCAATGGTAGCCATGGCCGCATCCTACGCCGCCAGCAATCTCGCTGCCGGGCTAATGGGGTCGGAAGGTGACGACATAGGCGGTGGCATACTCACGAACAAGGCCAGCGCCAATGCCGCCGTGCCGGTTTTATACGGCACTCTAAAAGTCGGCGGCACCCGTGTTTACCTGGAAGTGAACGGCGACGATAACGAATATTTGCACCAAGTTATTGTACTCGCAGAGGGCGAAATTGATTCAATTAATGACGTTTATTTAAACGGTGTTTTAAGTAGCGATTCGCGATTTAATGGCCTTGTCACTATCGTTAAAAAGACGGGCGCAGATAACCAGGCAGCGGTAACAAGTTCGGAAATTTCCAACTTGCCGTCGGGGTGGACCAGCGCGCACAAACTCAGCGGCATGGCATATATCTACGTGCGCATAAAGTGGGATGCCGACGCCTTTCCGCAAGGCTTGCCGTTAATTACGTGCGACGTGGACGGCAAAAAGACCTATGACCCGCGCACCAGCACAACGACGTTTAATCATAATCCGGCCCTGGCGCTGCGCGATTACTTGACGAACACGCGCTATGGCCGGTCTATACCCACGTCACAAATTGACGACGCGGCCATTATTGCCGCTGCCAACTACTGCGACGCGACGGTAACAAAGGGCGGGGTATCCGCAGCGCGTTATACGTGCGACGGTTTAGTCAACATCACGCAAACCAGCCTGGATATTATTAACAAACTGTTATCCAGTTGCCGGGGGTTTTTGGTGTTCACCGGCGGCATTTATAAACTTGTCCTGGATAAGCCAGAAAGCGCCGTCTTTACCTTCTCAGAAGATAATATTGTGGGTTCTTGGTCCATTGGCCTAGGCAACAAAAACACGACGTACAACCGGGTAACGGCCGCATTTTTTAACCCGGAACGAAACTGGCAGCAAGACCAGGCCGTGGTTGATTCTGCGACATTGCGCACCGACGATAATGGCCTGGTTTTGGAACGTCAAACGGTGTTGCCATTTACGAGCAACATTTACACCGCGCAGCAAATCGCCACGGTTAACCTAAACCAAAGTCGCCAGGGTGTTACCTGTCAGTTCACCGCCACGATTGAGGCGTTGCGAGTCGAAGTTGGCGACGTGGTTTACGTCAAGCATGACACGCCCGGTTGGGCCGATTTGAACAGCGACCAAGGAAAGTTATTCCGCGTTATTGCTATGTCTTTACAAGCCAACGACGAAGTGGCCGTAACGTGCCGCGAATATGATTCGACAGTGTACGACTTCGGCACCATTAACACCGTAGACGCGACGCCTAATACGGCATTGCCAGACCCAGCGACGGTGGAGGCACCCACAAACCTGACTGCTACATCAAGCGGCAATGCACTGCTAAATGAAGATGGGACGGTCACGCCTGTTGTCAAATTATCATGGACAGCCAGCGCCGATGCGTTTGTTGTTGAATACCTGATAAACGTGCGCATAAATGGGCAAACGGAAACATTAGCCGAATATCGAACAGCGACAACGGAACTGTCTATTTCCGCTGGCCTTGTGGTCGGCACCACTTATAAGATTTATGTTCGTGCCATCAATTCGATGGGCGCCAAATCAGGCATTGTTTATGCGGCAAGTCACACGGTTTCGGGCAAGACAGCAGCGCCATCAGACCCCACTAGCCCTAGTGTTACGGGTGAGCTTGAAACTCTTGTGGTGGAGTGGACGAACCCGACAGACAATGATTTTAGCCATGTTGAGATAAGACGTCACAGCACCAGCACATTTTCCAGTGCATCCCAAATTGCTACAATTAAAGGGACAACTTTTGTGGACAATGTTGGCTCGTTGCAAAAATTCTACTATTGGATTAGAGCAGTTGATGCTACGGGCAATGTTTCGGGGTGGACAACCGCAGCATCAGGAACATCAAAATATTTGAACTTTAAGCAATTCCCCATTCTGGGAGGGGTTGCACCTCAAGGGTTCTTTGAAATAGGGACGGAAACAGAACTAAGCATGGGAATTGCAAGCGGTGAAACGGGGGCATGGTATGTTGCAGAGGATAATGCAAATAGTGGAAGCAACGCATGGAGTGATGCTTTGCTTTCCTATCATGTATTTCAGGCAGTCCCAAATTTAACTCTGGAGTTTTTGTACAAGCCTAATTCATCGGGCACTTTTGGGGGACTAGGACAAGATTTTGATTCTGACCCCAGAGGCATGATTGGGTTTTCCCCCATTAGTAATCTGACAGCCTCACCACTATCTGGCTCAGGCTATCGCTATTCTAATCTGATTCATGTTAGAAGTGTTGTTCATGGCCATGTGAATGAAACTGAACTATCTGGAATAACCGCGTCTGGAATAACCACGACAAGAGACTCATGGCATAGATATCGAGTTGTTCTAAAAACAGAAGGCTACTTGGCTTATGTTTACCAAGACAACAAATGGAAGTTGGCAGTTGATGACGACACCAATGACCACGGCTCAATTGATTCAGGCCAAGTCCGTGTGCGAATAAACTTGCGGAATGGTATGCACGAATTTGCAGAAATGAGGGTGTACGAGCCTGAGAATGAAGGCTCATTAACGAGCATTAGTGAATCTGCAAACACTGCTGGGGTTGTTGGCTCTTTTTCCTCTTCCGGCAAATTGTATGCTGAGGGACACGAAGTAATCACTGCTGAAAATGACCCGCTACCCATAACGATTGCTTTAGGATAAAACATGGCTAATACATTTAAAAATGCAGGCATTTTAGTAAGCACATCAAGGACGATTTTGTACACCTGTCCGGCAGCTACACAAGCCCTAGTGAATTCACTTTATATATCAAATATTGATGGCACAAATGATGCCACAGTGACGATTGAAATCACAGTTGATGGCGGTACAACCTACCGACACATAGGCAAAGATATTTCAGTGCCTGCTGGGAGTACAGTTATTTTGGACAAGCCACTAAATCTTGAAGCTGGCGACAAACTGGGAATTACAGCAAACGCCACAGG